CCTCATGGAGCTCTTGCAACCTCTTTAGTTCAGGGTCAATGGCTTGTGTGTCTACGATTAGGCCCTGCTTTTGTGCTTGTTTTGCAATATCATCCACAGCCATTTTGGTCCGATCGAGCCCCCCTTTGTTGTCGATTTTGCCTTTTTCATTGGTGGCTTTGGAGGCAATGTTTTGCTCTTGTAGTCTAAGACTCTCTTCCTCGATAAGAAGATTCATCTTTTTAGCCAAAACATCCTTTTTGTTCAATAGCGTTTTTTCTTCGGCCTTTCGTTTACTTTCCTCAATAGTCTCGATTCTCGATATCTCATCCAGTTGACCTTGTATAGCCTTTTTGCCTCCTTGCTCATTGAGCTTGTCTATCTCTTCTAGTTTACTTTTGATGCTTGCAAGCTCACTTTGGCTTTGGAGGTCAACCAATTGCTTTTGTAGGTCAATACTCTCAATCAAAGCCAACTCACGTTCTTCATAGCTCTTTTTCTCATCGCCTACGATTTGATTCAAGTAATAAAGACGGGTGTTTAAAACCTCTTTTTGGCCCTCGATTTGTGCCTTTAGGGTGTTATCATCTGCCTTTCGTTGGTCTTCACTAAAATCAATAGGCTTAGAGACCAGTACGTTTTTGGTTTTAGTTTCTTTGCCTTCTGGAACCATACCCTCATTTCGCTGAATTTCACCCAATTTTTTTTGATACCCCACCGCTTGTTTTATCGCGAAATCATAACCTTTCATTTGTTCCGCTTCTGCCTTTTTTCGCTCTTTATCTGCCTGAGCACGTATAGCTTTTTGTTTTTGGACTTCACCTACAAAACCGTAAGCAGAAGGTCCAGTTATAACCTGATTGACTTTTCGGGTACCTTGACCTATAACCATTTCATCCCATTTATCCACATATTCTTTATCCGCTTTTGCCATTTCCTCAAGCGCTTTCTTGTAGTATTCGGTCGCTAACCCAAATGCCGCCGCAGCTTTAGCTTTCGTATCCAGCATTAGCAAGAACTTGGGTGTCTTGTTAACTAAGAAGTCTTCCGTCTCGCTTGTGTTTTTCAGATTTACGCCATAATCGCCAAACTCTTTGTTTAGCTCTTCCATAACGTTTTTCTTTTGTTTTGCACTTGCCCCCGCATCCATAAAGCGTTCTTTAAGAATAGTTAACTTGACACTCTGTTCTGCATAGGATTTCGCGCTTTCTTTGTTTATGGTTACTAGATCCTCCGCTCGTTTTTTAGAATCGTTTAGCTTTGAGTTGAATAGATCCAGTGATTCGATTGCCGCCATTACTGCTGCACTAATAACACCCATAATGCCTGCAATCCCAAGCCCTGGTAGCACATAAGCGAGTTGGCGAAGACCGCCCCAAGCCTTGCTAGCAAAGCCCTTAATCGCACTCCCGTATTTATTCACGCTACCTTGTTGTTCGCCAAGAGAAGCATTGGTCGCTTTTAGCCCAGAACCCAAAGCTTGATTGGCGCTCTGGTAATTACCCACGTTTCTTTGAAAATCACCAAGAGAAGCGCTAGCATCTTTTATTCTAGCGTCTAAAGCTTGAATCTCTTTTTGTAGGGCCATCCCTGATGCACTTTTGCGCTGCTCTTCATTCAAGGACCTGTAGGAGTTCTTCATCAAATTAAGTCGCTGACTCATCTCGTCCATGCTACCTGTGAGGGCCATTTGTTGTTTTTGCTGTGTTTTTAACACGCTTGTCAACTCACTGCTTTTTAACTTAAGCTCCCCTATCTTAACATTTGATTCGGCGATGCGTTTATTGTATTCCTCTCTTGAAATTTCGCCTTGCTTAAGCAGTACCGCGTCCTCCTTAAGACTCATTTTGTAGGATTCCATTGAAGCTTTGAGCCTTAGAAGCTGTTGCGCATTCTCCTCTATGCTTCTACCGAACATGTCTTGCGAGGCTCTTGCTTTTGCAGCTTGTTCAGACAATGCTTTTTGCATGTTAACCATGTCGGCGTTTACTTTGATTAGCTCGTCGGTTTGTCTTTTAATCTCCGAGCTACTTGTGCCGCCTTGTGCATAAGTGACAGTGATCTTACCCACCTGTTTGATTTTCTCGTCCACAGACGCAATCATCTCAAGCAATTTTGTTACTTGTTGCTGGGTACTGGTTAAGTCGATAATGTCATCTATTCTTTCCGATCCTGCCATGGCTTATGCTTTAATGTTTTTAGCGTTCTTTAGTTGTTGGTCGTGCGTATTTCGCATGTCCATCATCATGGCGATAAACTCGCCAACAAATACCTGATTCTTGTTAATCTGGAACTTAAAATGCTTCGAAAGCTGAATGAGTAAAGTGTCAAAATGCGCCCGATCTATTTTACCCGCTTGCTTGGTAGGCATTAAGCGTTTGAGCTCGGCTTCTTTCTCCTTCATGCGCATAAATAGCTGTTTACTCAACGAGATTGTGAGCTGTATGTCTCTTTTATACTGCTCTCTGTTTTCCGGATTGAACTGCCCAGGGGCGTTTAAAATCCTTCTCAATTCGGCTAAAATATCAGGGTCGTGATCCAATTCAAGACGCTCCACGATAAGGTTAACTAGATTGAGCTTTGTGCCTAATAGGTTGATTTCTCGCGATAACCGACCCATGTATTTCTGTTCGCTGTCCTGTACATTATCGCTGTACTGCTCATACACTCTCTGCCAAGCCTGTTTCAACTGCTCAACGGTTGCTTTCTTACCAGGTATTAAAAGAGCTTCAAGTCTATCATCACATAAGCAATCAATGAATCTATCAAGCGTTAACACGTGAATGTTGCCGTACACCAATCCGTCCGTCTGCACCTGTGCGACAACGTTTTCAGGCACTGCTGCCTGTTTGCCGCCAAAGCCTATCTTACTTATGAAATTCCGAATCAAAACCATATTTAAGCCTATTTTAACACCAAGCCCGTAAGGCTCTCTAACTGCTTTTTGAACGCTTTAAAAAAGGGCCCAAAGGCGTACGCACTTCTGTTTTTAGGGCTAAGTCCGTAAATCTTACTCCCATACCTGCGCTCTACGTATTTGGCGTAAGGCACTTGACTTTCAATCTCAATTTGCGTCTCGTCCACTTTAAGGAATTTCGTCTCTTCATACAGATCTCCGCTCTTTCGCAAATCGGGCACGCCATACCCTGGTCTAGGGTTGAATCGTTGTTTTTGGCGAGAGTATGCAGCAGTTGTGTACGAAGGACTTATCTTATTGCCCGTCGCGTCAATACCGTAAAGCATTTGCTTTTGAGTTTGAATGTTCAAATACTCTGTCTGCGTTTGCTTAACAGCTTTTACCGCAATATTGGCGACATTGACATTCTTTAGTACCTGGATAAGTGCAGCGGCTGTCATGGATAAAATAGCTAGCAGGCTTCTAACCTGCTAGCCTTTTAGGTTAAAACAACTTAGTTTTTAACGATTGCAACAGATGTGCTTTCGTAGTTAGTCACGCCAAGTGCAGCTAGTGCAGATGGGGAAACTAAACTAATCGACACCTTTGCTCCTGCTCCTGCTGGGTAAGCTGCGCTAGTCTTGTCTAACACAAGCACAAAGCCTCCAAACGCAGGGCTGTAGGTCACACCCGTGATTGCGATAGTCTCACCAGCCGCATTAGTGGCTTTCCATGCTGCTGCCGCCGCAAGCTCGGTCGGATAGACGTCGCTTAGGTTAGTGTTCACGTCTACCGTTTTTGCCACTACGTTGTAAGAACCGCTAGTAGCGTTTGCCGATGGGCTTGAAAGCACCACATCCACAACGCCTGAAAGGTTGCTAGATAGGTCAAAACCCGCATCCACAAAACCAAGATATTCATTGATGAACTTTGGTTGGAACACAAACTGCAATAAGTATTGCGCGATTTTGCTGCCGTCGTTGGCCTTCCAAGGGTGTGCGTAGAAGAAACCGCCATCACATGGGATAGCCTTCAAAGCTGGGGCTCCAGTGCTGTCCACAGTGGAAGTGCCAATAATCACGTTTGCAGAATCTACAAATAAGAAATCGTGTGCTGAACCATTGAACAAGCGTAAGTTCTTATGCAAAGAAGTTTGGCCGTCCACGTATTCATACTTCCAGTCAATAAAGCCTTCACGCACTACGTGCTTAGCTCCGTACCCGTGTGTTTGCACGGTGATATCTTCACTGCTGTCTTGTGCGGTCACAAAACCGAAAACAGGGAAAATTCTATTCAATTTGCTAGATGCCAACGCATCCGCTTGAAGTGCTGTTTGCAAAGCTGCTATTTTAGCCGCGGTTAGCACATAACCCTTTGGGGTTAAAATTGCACCAATAATGTTCTTAGGCTGAAAAGCCGCTGCCTGCTTACCGGTGTTACCTGCTTGGCTAATGGAAGCCAAAGTATTAAGATTTGCCATTTTAAGAATGTTAAAATTTATGAATTATGAATATTGTAGCTCACGCTAAAGTCAAGTCTGAAGCAATGCAGTGGGTGTTGGTCCATGTACTTAGTGCCGGCCTTCCGCATTCCTGAAAAGTCCTTAAACACAGAATCTATTCCGGTCACAAACTCGGTAAGCATGAAACCACACCTGGGCGTTTGGCAAAACGATTGCACATCCAAACGAATCTCTTCGTCTGCCCGGTGTACCGCCTTGGGCTTAAGCTTTGAGACATTCACCATAAACACCAAGCTCACCGGCGCTGTGGCTGATAAGCGATTGTGTTTAGTGGAGTCCCCAACATAAAAGAAGGACAAGGCCATTAGGTTGTCATCGAAGTAAACCTCTTGGTACTCACCATTGCCTACGTAGGCTTCAGGGGAATACCCGTCGGTCGTTTGGTTTTTATACACACGGCCATAGCAACCCCATGCACTATCACCAATAATGCCCCACTTCTTTTTAAGCAGGTCATACAGCACCTCTTGAAAGTCTTGAATTTGGCGATCAACACCAACAGGATTAGTCTTAGTAAAAACGCTCACGAGGTGGTAGGTTTTTTAGTGTGAATGTGTCGTAGGCTGTTAGGCCCGCATCGTGTCCGCCTGCAATACTTACAGAACTAGCTTGCGATTTCGGAAAGAAGTTCTTGCTGATTCGGTTTAACTCTTGCGCCAATTGAGCCTTAAGCCCCGCCACGAAAGGCAGGTTTTCGGTTGGTGATGCAAGGTTCAAATCCAAATTAAGATCAGCTGCATCAATCGCCTCTTTGCCCTGGCGTTCAATCGCATTCGTGCGTGAAGAGTATTTAATCTCCTCCATGACGCGGATAGCCATTGAAAGACCTCTAGCGTTGTCGAACAAGTGCGCGTTCTGCACAATGGCTCTGGTATAATCCCGAAACGAACTAACTTCTAGGTTCAATCCATAGGTCTTGAAAACCACGCTTGGATTGGTGCGGTTGAAGTCCAATTGCCCCGCCTTACGCGGGCTTTGGAAAGGATACGCCCCAAAAATCTTAGTATCACCCCATAGGTTCAACTGCTCATCAAGTGCATGTGCATCACCTAAGTCGTCTTGGAAATAGCCGACATAGAACAAGCCTCCGCTATTTGCGACGCTTGCATATCTTACAGTCCAGTCTAAATCCACAACCACTTGGGAGTTTGCTTGTGTAGTGACTTGCTTTTCAGCTACCGGCGAAGCGATTAAGTCATTGAACAGGTACAGCTTGAAAGTTGCTGCCTTGTCGAAAAACAAGGATACGCTGTTTAGCTGCACTGCCCAATCACCTTTTGCGACTTTAATCCTGTACCCGCAGAAATTACCGCTGTTAGGTACTGCGATGTTGCGAACATTAGAAGCCCTTTCGTACAGCAAGGTATGTTCGACAAGTTGAGGGCGATTGAATACAGCATTCAGGCAACGTGTTGTCACCGCTTTATCCAATCCTGCCAATAACGCGTTAAAATCAGCGTCGCTAATTGACGCATTCTCCTGGACACTTTTGATTCGGTCTATCGTGCACGTAGGATGAAAGCTTCCGTCATTGTAATTGCGACCTGATTTCGAAACCAAGTTATCGGCATCAATGGTTGGCGAACCTGAAAGGGTCGGTTGTAACCAACCCAATCGGTTTGCCATTGCATCATTAACCCTCGAAATGTCAAATCCGTTAGTCACTGCTTTCGACTTTTATGATTGTGCAATCAAGTGAACAACAGAATCGCCTGCAGTACCCAAAGGAGGTAACGCGTAACCAACAGTCAAAGTAATCTCCCATTGATCTACGATGTCCTGAGTTGAACCACCAGAGCTGTTAGCCGAAGTGTCCGCACGTTGCGTGAACATCGAGATGTCGGCCACTGCGCCTGAACCAAGTGGATCGGCTGTAGTACCTAAAATACCGATAGAGTCAGAGCTACCTGCGTTTACACCTCTCTTGTTCAACGCCTCATTCCAGTTCAAGCCTGCCAAAGCGCCTTTAGGCATCACGATAGCAGAACCGTTTCCGTACGCCGGTGCGATTTGATCTTGCGTAACCACTGGGCTGATACCCATTGTCTGAAAAGCCGTATTCACGTAGTTACCAGAACCTTGGTTTTGCAAGTATTCAACCCATTGCGCGATTTGTAAATCGGCAATGATGTCTAAATCGCCTGTGTAGTAGCGAGCCGCCATGAATGCTTTCGCACGTTGCAAAAACAAATTCTTGTCCGATTGGCTAATCTCCAATGCGAAATTGGCCGCGTTCCAACTGCCCGGATTAGCCGAAGCGATTTGCGGGTTCATCACGTTTGCAGCTAACTGCGCACGGTTAGCAAACAAGAAAGCTAACGCTGAATCGTCGTGACGCTTGCGTAAGTTTTTCCACTTTTGCTCATAGAGGTTATTGAAGATGTTTTGATACTCCATGATAGAGTTATCAGCAATCTTACGCGGAATACCTAAAGTCTCCACGTGTGATACATACACCAACTCCACCTTTCCCGTGTCGCCATACGTACCTGAGTGGTTGTGTGCTTTAGCGGTTGCAGAACCCGGAGCTACTTTCGTGAAGTAGTTGATCTCTACAGGGCGCAAAGGTGATTTTCTCAAATCCGGTGCGTTTGGGATTGAGTATTCTTGATTTTTGATGGCCAACTCGAATACGGTTGGCATCTTTGTACGTTGCTCGGGTAATTGGTTTTTTGCGGAGACTACTGCCTGCCCTTTCGCCAACACCGAGGTAGCATAATTTGGCATATCTGTGTTTGTTAAAAATGTTGAAGGATATATTTTGCGAAGCGGACACCATCCGTGGCCAAGGCACCACCTTAGCCTCAGTAGTTGAATAGCCCAGGCACCACCTGGGTACTCTAATACTGATTTCGATAGCTAAATTAATGATTTATTTTAAATACAAATAGTTTTTAAGATAAATAAAAAACCACCCCTTATTAAGAGATGGTTTTAGGTAATGCCTATCAAACCCTATTGTAAAAAAAATGAACCTTAGAACTTATGAGTAGAAATCGAATGTTAAGTCTTCTTTGGCGATCTTCTCCACGTAAGCTGTAAATTCAGGCGACATAATGTTGCCGTCAGGATTGTCAGCTAACCAAGCCTTCTCTGCTTGCGATAACTTCGTAACGCCTCCCGCGCCTCCCGGGTTAGAGTCTCCTGCTCCACGGCCTGAAGGTGGGGGATTTTGTTGTCCGCCTAACAGGAACGGCTTCTCTGCAAAGTAGCCTTCTATCACTTTGCCAATTGGCAGTGGTGCATGTGTTGCCGGGTCGGTTACGACTACTCCGTCACGCTTCGCCACATATTTGCCATCTACTTGCTCAAAATTAATAGCGCTTTTGATCAGTGTCAATCGCTCGATATCCGATAAGCCTGTTCCTCGATTAACAGGGAAATAGCCAAGCAACTCATTTTCGAATTTCGCCGCTGATAGATTGGTCTCAAACTCAGTTACTTTAGCCGTTAACTGATTCTTGTCCGCAGTAAGCGCCGTGATTTGGTCCTGAAGTATTGTTACTTTCTCATCACCGTTTTTATTGATGAATGCTTGGATTTCGCCTACCACATCGGCTAATCGCTCACCTTTGATGTCTAAGTTCAATTTCTTGCCTAGCTCTTTCACCAGTGTGGATCTAGCCTCCACCTCTCCTGCTTTCTTGCCTTCTCCGATTTTCACGTTATCGCGTTCAGTCAACTGCGCATCTGTTAAGACCGTAACCTCCGGCAGGTCAAAATCTTGTTCGGCCTCCGCAGTGATGGCCGCAATCAATTTATCTGTGTCAAAGCCGTATTTTTTCAGCTTATCAATAGTTTCTTTTTTTAAAGCCATTGCGTTATTTCTTTAAAATGTAAAATCTTTTATTCTCGAGGAACTGCTGTCCAACAATCTCGAAATGGTTGCGTCCTCTCACCAATCGGCCATTCTGCGCGATTGCGTTTTGGGGGTACACCCGAGTGCTGATTAATGGTTTTGTGCTTTCTAACACCACACCTACAACATCGACAGGTGAGCTGGGAACGCCCTCAAAACGTTCTTGGCGCAAAACATTCACCTTATGCACTTCAAAGTCATACAGCTGGTTGTGTGGTAAGCTTTCAAGTAGCTCGTAATATCTTGCAAGCTCTTCTCGCGTCAGGTTTTGGTAGTCGATAGTCTTTAACTTATCAGCAATGCTGTTATTTGGGTTCTCCGGGTCATAGGTTGCGACCTCTGTAGCGGCTTTAGCTTTGGGTTTTGCAGCTACAGGTTTTGCAGCTACCGGTGCAGTGTTGTCTGAGCTTAATGCGCTGATCACTTCCGTAGCTTCCTGCTCTGTGAAGCCTTTGGCCAACATATCGTTGCGAACCAAATCAGGACCAATGGTGTCGAAGTCTTCTTGGTACTCGACAACTGCGTTTTTTACTTTATCTGTCATGGGTATGGGGTTTAGGAATTAAACAGCATCCGCGCTAGTCGCTGGCTCTTGTGCGGCTTCGGGTTGCGTGGCTTCTGTTTTCGCTTTTTTTGTCGAGGCCTTTTCAGTTCCCAAGTCATGTGCCTCAATAGCTACGTACTTCACGCCTGTTAGCTCAAAACGTAAATTCTCGTCCTCAGCTTGTGCTGGGTCGATGTCGACAGTCTCGCGGAAGCTCTCCTTCCACTTGTTCTTTGGGTCCGCCGTTAAGGCGTGATAAATCTTGTTGAATTTCATGTGCTGTTATGTTAAAAATTGATTTTAGTCTTCTTTTGGCTCAGGTTTGCCGTCTTCTTCAGGCGTACCTGGCAATGGTGCCGGTGGTGTTTGAGCGGCTGGCGCCTCCTCAATCTCCTTTTGGTCACAGTATTCAAACAAATCAGATTTTAGCTTGTCTGTTTTGGTCATCAGGATGTAGGCTTCAGTAAGTGTGCTGCACCATTCGCCAAAATAGATCTTAGCCAAATAGTCGTCCATTGTGGGAATAACAACGCATCCGGATGTGGACGATGAGCCAGGAGGCAAACAGAACTTGGCGTCGATGTGCAAGAAGGGCTCTACCTCCATAAGCTTTAAGTACTTGGCCATTTGCACAGGGCTGTTCTGATAATGCGCTCGGATGTAACGGTCCAACATCTCATTTAGAATGAAGTCAGGAACCCCTTTGGTTCTGCTCTCGTAATACTGCTGTAATAAATTGGCAGGTGTTTCAAGGATCCAGTTACGGCCGTATGTGATTTGCGACTCCTTGAATTCCGGAAAGAGTAGCTTGCCGACAAACGTGGCAATGATGTTCTCGAGCTTCTCTGCCCAGTCGGCCGTTGCGCTAAGTCGCGCGTATTTTGGTTGCAGATTGGCAATGGTCTTTGTCGCTGTCTCTTGCATATTGCTTGAACCTGTAGGACTCATGCGCCCACCAGCCGTTCTACCTTCCATCTCAACACCCCAATAGGTTCGGTAGATGTTGCCTTCTAGGTCTTCTAGGCTTGAATCTTGTTTGTTCCAGGTCTCGATGTCCGGAGCCACAAAGCCAAATATCTTCTTAAAGTCGAAATTGCTGTTCTCGAGAATATCTATTGGGAATTTAGCCACATCGGATACTTTGGTTCTGAGCTTGTAGCCACTACCGGTACTCGCCCCTGCAGGTGTGCAGTCCGGACAAGCTGACCCCTTCGTGACTCCTGTACCCTCACAAGTTGAACACTTCATAAGCGGTTCAACCGCTTTGGCAAAGCCGTGGTACTTCTTTTGCAGATCACGTATAGAGCGATCGCGTAGGTAGCAGTCAGCCAGCTCCACAATGAAGCTAAGCGGAGAGCCAAAACACGACAAATCGTCGAAGTGCATTAAGTCTGACACGATGATCGCTGGTGTTTTACCCCATGGATTAGCTATCGGGTTCTCTTGGTCTATGCCTGTAAGGGTGATCAGTGTTTGATTCTCGTATTTCACAACACGGTCCTGGGAATCGTCCACAAAGCGAAAATACCTAGGTTTCTGTTCGGCTGAGGTTTTAACGTCGAGATTACTTGTATCACTCACCCCGTAGCGCTCAAGCTCATGCGCTTTAAGCTCGAAGCAAACATACTCAAGCTCTCTGCCTTTGGTCTTGTAGTCGTATATGCAAGCACTGGACTTGTAGGTAGGGTAGCATTTAGGCTGCGTGCTTTCAGGGTCGGCTTGTCCGATCTCCATGAATATGACCCCCATAGGATCACTGCGATATGCAGGTAGTGCGAAATTGCGGACCCAGTTGCGCAGGGATAGGTTGTACTGGATATTGGCTAATACCTTCCCAAGCTCTTTCTCGCGCGCTTCGGGAAGATTGTACCGATTAGCGCCTCCACGTGCTGTAAACACAACATCCTCTTGCTGGAGGAGGCGTTGGAACATGTCTTTGTTGGACACAGGTTGTTCGGATCTCGACTTGAAAGCGTCTTCGTTTTCGAAGTACGTATCGCGCAAAATGTATTGAGAGAGGTCCGTACCGTACAGGTGCATTACGAGTTTAGCTGACGTCTCCCGCGCCTTCTTGATAAGGTGCTTGTTAGGGTTATCGGCAATAATGCTTTTGATTTGGACCTCGGTATATACCCCCATGTTTCGGTAGATTATTTATTGCGAAAATTAAAAGTTTATTTTGTAAATAAAAAATTATTCTAAGAATTAACCTACCGAATAACCAAACATCCGTGATTTACGTGACTTGAAGGCCTTAAATTCACTCTCTAGCACAGTGGTTATGAAGTACCTCTTCGCATCACTTATGTGACCTTGAGGCTCATAGGTAATGCCCGTATCAGGGTCTTTAATCTTGGGTTTAGCCATGTGCCCATCGGGGCTTGACTTGACAAGGATGTAGTCTTCAATGGATTTAAGGCAGTCAGCGTTGATGGTTATCGACCACCCACCGTAGTTTGATTCGTAGATCGAGTTAATGAAGTCGGCCGAGGAGGCGACCTCTGGAGCTGACTTCTTCACTCGGTTAACCACCGAAAAGCCCGCATTTCGTAGTTCGGATATGTACTTGTCGTAGAACGAGGCGCTGTTCTCGTCAACGGTACTGCGTTTGTTTGCCGAGGGGTCACCATACACGAATATAACCGGTCGGTAATCACGCTCACCGAGCCATGTGATAAGCTCCTTAGCCGCTTTGGGTGCGTTGTTCTTAGGGCTTTCACACAACAGCTCTTCGACTTGTTTGAGGCTTTGGCTGCCTGGGAAGATCTGCCAGAGGGTCTGTGTGACGTAAGGATTCACGTTCTCATCGAGTGTTACGTGTATGGTGGTGTGCTTATCAAGCTCCACCTGGCGAACGTGTCGGGTCTCATCGAACTGCGTCCAGAACTCTGAACCGGTACGGATCATACCCCATGCGCCTTTGGAGATTGCGTTCAAGAACGCCTGATTGCCCCCTGCCATGAGCTGGAGCTTGGAGAAGTAGTCGCCCTGGTCAATGAAGTGGTTATCGGTGTAGTTGCAAAGAAGCTTTGTGGCCTGTGCGCTAAACTCCCCATCGAACAGCATCGTGCGTATCCAGTGTGACTGGAACACGCGCTCTGTGTTGAAGGCGCCATAGAGCTGCGTTAGGGCTTTCGTGGTGCGGAGGCGCGAATATACAATACCGAAATCCTTGAAGGTGAACTGGTCCATTTCTTCCAAAAAGAAGTGCGTCGGGTCCTTGATTGACTTAAGCGATGCGGCGTTGTTAGCCCCGAAAGGTATCATTTCGTTTCGATTCTCCTTGCAGACAATGTTCATCGAGCCGTTGGGCTTGGTCGAGAAATCGAAGAGGTTATGAACTCGTCGCTCTTCAAGCTGATCGGTAATGGTCTTGTGGACTGATCCTCGCACGTCTTCCAAGACCTTACGTCCGTAGTAGCACCGAAAGTACTTGTCTTCAAGTGCGTGGTTGATGAAGTTGTCAACGATGAAGACCGATTTACCTGAACCGTAGGAGCCGTAAAACAGGTTAATTTTGTTGCTGTTGTGCCAATAGGGTAAAAACACGTCGTTAACCGGCACCACACCAGACGCCTTAAGCTGCTCTTTGAGCTCAGGCTTTAGGCCTGCGAAAATACTAGCTTCAAGCGGTTTTAGCTTCATTACTTCTTGCGTAGTTCGGTGATAAGCTTGTCAACTTGCTCTTCAGTGAAAGGCGCTTGGATCTCCACCTTTTTTTGCGCGTTGTCCTTCTCGAAGGCCCCGTGGATCTTGAGAATGGTGGCCTGTGCAGCTTCGGCAGAGTACAACTCAACCTTCACCCCGTGTTCGCTTGGTGTGACTGCCTTGATGCGTCCTCTCACCTTATCGGCCACTACCTGGTTGATGTTAAGCTGCATCTCCTCGAAAAGCTCCTCGGGGCCCTCGACAATTCGTTTTGCCTTCGGGTTATGTTTGAGCTCTAGCTGCATGCGCAATAGCTCTCGCTTCTTTGCCTGGATGAGTAGCTTCTGCTTGGTCTTCTCCTTGTCGGTATCAGGCAGCAACGCCTCAAATTCAATCTCAAAATCAATCTCCTTTTGAAGCTCTTTGACGAGTGTGCTGAGTGCTTTTGTGACCAATGGGCGTTTTTTTACGATTTGAGGGGTGAAGTAGTCGCCTAGATTGCCTCTAGCAATGTCAGAAACTAGCTTTAGAGCCTCTGTCTTTGACATGGCAGCCTCTTCTAGCCTTTTTTCGATATATGGCTTAATTTCGGGATGCTTCAGGAGATCATGTCCTTGCGAATAAGCTGTTTTTTGGGAATAGCCAGCACGCTTAGCAGCTTGTGTGGCATTCAAGTCGATCAGGTATTCATCGCAAAAGCGCTTCTGTCTTTCGTTTAGCATGGGTAAATAATTTGTTTGCAAAATAAATCAATAATTTTTGAAAAAAACTATAAAAAAATTTGGATAGTGTCATAAGTGCTACTATATTTGTTCAACAAACAACAAGATTATGCCAAATTCATTTGAAAGAAGAGAGTTCAACCAGTCGCAACAAGAAGCATTTATGACTTCTAAGCTTGAATTCTTAACGCAAAATTTGCCAGCTAACCTTCGCGTTGGCTACTCAACGTCTAGCTTCGTTAACGGTGCATCGTTTTATTTTCAAATTTCAAACCAAGAAGGCAAAGTGGTTAATCTTCGCGTATCGGATCACGCTAATGGCGAAGGCTTCGGAGTTCATTTTGGCGAACTAAGCACAAGCGTTAACACATCGGCGCTTAATGTGGGAACTATCAACGAGATTCGTTTTGCCTTCGGTGAGCTTACTCGCGAGTTTCGCGGTGTTGATTTCAAGACTTTCGAAATCGAAGTTAATGAGCTTAAAGAAGGCCAAGAGGCAATAGTCCAAAGAGTGACAAAGAATGGCAATACACTATACACCATTGCCATCACCAAAGCAACAAAACAAGAAGTAGTTTACACAGAGGCTTAGAATTTCAAAATGGAAAATCACGACGAATTAATTTTAAACGCATCAAGAGACTTAATCGCTGACTTCATGCGTGCTAGGAGGCTGGAGCTAGGCCTGTCCCAAAGGAAGCTGTCAGAACTCTCAGGTATCAGCGTCATAACCATTGTGCGCTTCGAGCACAGGGGGGCGTGGATCAATTTTAAGCAATACCTGCTTCTTTGCAAATACCTCGACCTATACCCGTTCGTAGGCACCAAGGAGTCAGACGAGAGCTACTCGAAATTAATGCGTGAACGGTGGCAAAGGCCAGGGGATAGCAACTAACCCCTGTACTTTTTAATCCTTGCTTTCACCGCATCCATCAAGGCTTCTTGCCTATTAGCCTTTGCCGACAATGACTTCATGACGTCTTCATCCATGGTGCCTTTGGTCACTAGCAAGTTATTGATCACCGGACGTGTCTGTCCGGACCGGTGGATACGCTTATTGGCTTGTTGGTAGAGTTCTAGATCCCAGGTATTTCCAAACCAAGTCGATATGTGGCCGCCGTCTTGCAGGTTCAAGCCGTGACCAGCACTGGCAGGATGGGCCAGCATGAACGGTGCTTTCTGCGCATTCCAGTCTTGCACGTCCTGTGGGGTCTTTAGCTCTCTAGGGCCGTAGGCTTTCAAGTGCTGCTTGATACGTTCAAGATCGGATTTGAACCAATAAAACACGAGAACTGATTGGCCATTGGCTGATTCGAGAATATCTTCTAGGGCTCTGATTTTCGCATCGTGAAGCTCGATGTAAGACCTATTGCCCTGCTCGTCCTCGTGATAGATTGCACCATTGGCAAATTGGATCAACTTGGAGGTAAGCGCCGCTGCGTTGACAGCCGTCAGGTTCACATCGTCTTGCAAGGCCAACACTTGCTTTCGCTCGAAGTCTTGGTATTTAGCCATGTCAGCAGGTGAAAGCAGTACCGGTACTTCGATGTCCATGCGCGGAGGCAGGTCGATGTAGTCCTCGGATTTCATTGAAAAACAGATGTCCGAGATTTTCTCTTGGATCTCTTGGCGGGCTAAATCTTCGCCCAATATTTCGCCTAGGCCCTTTTCATACCCCCTTTTGCCTTTTAACTCGAAAGCCACATCGATGTTACCGACCTTGGCACTTGGGGTGAAGTACTTACGGCGATAGGCAAAGAAGTTCTCCCCTAGTCGCTCACCTCTGTCAAGCAAATACATCTGTGGCCAAAGCTGCAAAAGACCGTTTGGGGTTGGCGTACCGGTTAGGTTCACGACACGTTTGATTTTAGGCCGAATGCGCTTTAGGGCTTTGAACCTAGCCGACTTGACGTTTTTAAAACTCGACGATTCATCGATAATCACCATGTCGAAGGGGAAGGCTGTGGCGTAATAGCTAACAAGCCACACGACGTTTTCGCGGTTAATCACGTAGATGTCTGCTTTGGCGTGTAGTGCGTTTTTACGCTGAACCTCAGAGCCTAGAATCATCGAGAAGCTTAGGTGCTGAAAACAATCCCACTTCTGTCCTTCTTGACTCCACACGCTTTCAGCTACTTTCTTTGGCGCGATAACAAGCACCTTCTTAACCTCTCCCGATTCAAGTAGCTGGCTAACTGCTGCTAAGGTGGAGGCCGTTTTGCCTAGACCCATGTCAAGCATTGGGAAGCAGTAAGGGTTGTTGATGATGAAATCGGTTGTGTGCTCTTGGTAAGCTCTGGCTTTATAGATCATTGCTCGATTGTTTTTAAAAATTGGTTCATAGATTCAAGGCTGTCAACTATCCAAACTTTAAAGCCTAAGCGTTCAAGTTGTGCGTGCACTAAAACTTGTCTTGGGCTTGCCTTTTTGCCTTCGGCTTTTAGCTCGACAAGCTCAAAGCGACCACCGGG